ATGAAGAAACGGATAAGACAACCCGAGGCGTTGGCCCTCGTGCAGGAACACTTCAGGCCGTTGCGGTTCAACGCCGCGATGGATTCGCCTGGATCGATTCAGGCCATGCTGCTGAACGAGCAGTCCGGCGAGTCGCTGGTCCTGACGGGCATCCCGTGCGGCATATCGCTTACACGCGAGCAGCTGGCAGGTCTGATCAGCGCAATCGAACTTGATATCGCTGCACTGAGGCCTGAGCTCATCAGTTCTTGGCGGGCAACTCGAACGGCCGGAAGCTGATCACCTCATCGCCCAACCATTCGTTGACCTGCTGCAACCGCGCCTGAATCGGCTCCAGCTCGTTGACGGCCCAGACCTCAGCTGCTTCGCGCAATGAGCCGAAGCCGCCGGCGTTCTGCGGGACGATGCCCATCAGCTGGGGCGGGATGCGGAGCGCGGCCAGCAGGTCGTCGCGGCTGATGTTCTTGATCGAGCCGAACTCATCCTTGGCCGCCACCTCGCTCACTGGCAGCAGCTGGATGCCGTCCTTCTTGCCGCCCGGCGCGTACATGAACAGGTTGCGGAAGTTGCCCGGCCCCTTGGCTGACTTCAATGCCTTGCGCAGCGCGTCGACGTCCTCTTCCTTCTGCGCCGCATCGGTCATGTACATGATGAACCCGGCGTGCGACCCGTTCTGGTAGTAGCGGCGGCGGAAGAGGGTCGCCGACTCGTTGAGCAGCGCCGACTGCAGGGCAGACAACCACTCCGGCAACCCGTACACCTCCTGGTTGATATCGGCCTCGCGCAGGTGGCAGATGGTGCCCGGCGCGAATTCGTGCTCGTCCTTCCAGCCGCGCACCTGGTAGTAGGTTTCCAGATCCGCGCCCCGGCGCATGTACTTGGCCAGCGTCGGTTGCAGGCTCAGCGGCTGACCGAGCATGTTCCGGCGCCGTTCCAGGTAGGCATTGCCGCACCACAACCAGTCCAGGGCGAACTGGCCGAACGCCTGCCGGCTCAGCAGCCGGTGTGGGATGAAGGTCCGCTCGAGCATGTTGCGTTTGAAGTTGAGCCCGCTCTGCAGGAACACGCTCGCCCGGGTCGACTTCGCCAGTCCGTCCAGCGACAGCGGCGGTTCGTACCAGCGGCCATTCAGCCAGCATTCCAGGTAGTCCAGGATCTCGCGACCATCGAGCACCGGCGTCGGGTCGCCGAAGGTGAAGGCCTCGATGCCCTGTGCAGGCGCGGCAGCAATGTCGGTGCTCATCAGTACATCTCCATAAAGCTGGTGTTCTGGGCGGTCATGCCCTCAAGCGGTTCGTTGTGCAGGGCATGGAACAGCGCCCACGCGAGATCCGCGTGGCCGGTTTCATCGGTGCGCCCGGCGGTGTAGGTCATCTGCCGGCCGCTAGCGGTGGTGGTCTTGCGGATGGCCATCAGCGAGCTAGCGAGGTCGGTCCAGCCGGCGTCGAATTCCAGCCGGCCCTTGTGAATCACGTCGTAGGCCTTGAGCACCAGGCGCGTCTTCACCTCCGGCGAGTAGCTGAACGTGGTCAGGTTCGGGAAGAACTGCTTCACCAACTGCGCCACGCCCGAGCCCATGCCCGTCATGTCGATGCCGATGTAGGTCACCCAATAGCGCAGCGTCACCCGGCGGATCGCCTCGGCCTGGGCGGCGAAATCCATACCCCTGAATTGGTGGCGTTCCAGCACCCGGAACTTGCCGCCCGGTACCAGCGGCGGCGCCACTACCACCAGGCCGGCACTGTCGCCGGTTTCGGCAGGGTCATAGCCCACCCACACCTGCCGGTCGCCAAAGGGGCGGTCGGCGAACGGCTTGTAGTCCTCGTCCCACTCGATCCAGCTGTCCACCATGCACGGCTGCAGCACCGTGAGCGGGAAGATCGAGGCCCCATCATCGACAAACTCGCACATCAGCAGGTTGGCGAACTGCTCGGCGTTGTACTCGAAGCGCAGCTCGTCCAGGTCGAACAGGTCGCACCCGCGCCGCTCGGCATCGAGGATCGTCACGATCTGTCGCCAGATCTTGTCTTCCTGGCACAGCTTGCCGGGGGCCAGCGCATCGTGACTAAGGTCGATCTTGATGTGCTGCGCCGCTGGTTTGCCCTTGTTCAGCCGCTCGCCCGTCCACCACTTGTAGGCCGGATGGCCCATGCTGGATGGGGTGCTGAAATAGGTTTTGCGCCAGTGCTTGTGCAGCGCCATGCCCGACGCCACCTTGTTCAGCTCGTCGAAACCATGCACCCAGAAGAATTCGTCGAAGTAGAAGTTGCCGGAGCGGCCCTGCGCGGTGCGGAAGTTGGTGCCCAGGAAGTGCAGCTCTGCGCCGTTCCACAGCACGATGGGGTCACCCGTCAGCTGCGTGCCCAGCACATCGCGCACGAAGTCCTGCATGTAGTTCTTGAACTGATGCGCCTGCGCCTTGCTCGCCGAAAGGAAGATCTGATTGCGACCGGTGAGGATCGCGTCTATCAGCGCCTCCCGCGCAAAGTAGAACGTGGCGCCGATCTGGCGGCTCTTGAGCAGCATGCGCGTGCGCATGTTCATCGCCCGGTACCAGTCGAGCTGGTAGTCGAAGCACCCGTCGCGGAAGGCCTCTTCGAGCTTCTCGATATCCTCCTCGCTGAACTCGTTTCGCTTCGGCGCCGCCTTCGGCCCGGCGTTTCGCTTGTCCAGGTTGGGGTTGAGCTCCGACTCTTTGCCGCCGCTCTGGAAGCGCTGGATCCGCGCCTGCCGCTCCAGCTGCCGGTGGAGTAGGTCGATTTCCTTGAAGTCGCCGCCGCTCTTGCCGTCCTTCAGGATCAGCTGCACCAGCCGCGCTTCCAGGGCGCCGCCGATCCGCTCGACGTTGTCGGCGCGGTCCCACTCGTCGCGGGTTTTCCACGAGTGGAGGGTCTTTTCCTTCTCGTCCAGGTAGTCGGCGATATCGGTGATACGCCAGCCCGTCCAGTACAGGAATTTGGCCTGGCGGCGGTTATCACGTTGGGCGGGAAGTTCGGTGGCGGTATTCATGGCGCCGATGCTGCCGCCCGCGCGCGAGGCCCGTTAGCGCCGCGCCCTGTACCTGCGCCCCATCCACGGCAGGCAGATTGCCCGCATAGCGCCGCCTGCCGACCATGCCCTCAACGCAATGGCCCCGCCACCGCATCGAGGACAAGCCCCCATGAAGAAATTCCGCTCCAAGTGGTTCCGAGTCGCCATCGAAGGCGCTACCACTGACGGCCGCACCATCGAACGCCAATGGATCGACGAAATGGCCGCCACGTACGACCGCGCGAAATACGGCGCTCGTGTGTGGATGGAGCACATCCGCGGCGTACTGCCGGATTCTCCCTTCCGTGCCTACGGCGACGTGCTCGCTCTGAAAGCCGAAGATGTGCAGATCGACGGCAAAACGGTGCGCGGCCTATACGCCCAGATCGAGCCCACCGACGACCTGGTCACCATGGTCAACAAGCTCAAGCAGAAGATTTTCACCAGCATCGAAGTGCGGGAGAAATTCGCGGCCACTGGCAAGGCCTACTTCATGGGCTTGGGCGTCACCGACACCCCGGCGAGCCTGGGCACTGAAATGCTCACCTTCGCCGCCAAGAACCCCGACGCCAGCCCGCTCAAGGCGCGCAAGCAAGACCCTTCCGACCTGTTCACCGTATGCGAAGAGGTCGAGCTCGAATTCGAAGAAATCACCGAAGAGCCCAGCAAGACCGACGGCCTGTTCACCCGCGTGATCGGCATCCTCGGCAAGGTCAAGGATAAGTCGGTCAAGGATGACGCGCAGTTCTCCGAGCTGACTGATGCCGTCGAAGCGCTTGCGACTCATGCGAAAGAGCAGGGTGAGGCATTCACCGCCGAGGTTTCCGCCCGCCGCGAGCTGGTAAGCCAGGTTGCACAACTCACTACCGACTTCAACAGCCTGCTCAAGCGACTGGAAGAAACCCCCGATCACAAACATCGCCAGCGCCCGCCGGTAGGTGGCGGTGATCCCGCTGCACTCACCGATTGCTGATCGATTGACGGCCACGCCATAGCCACGGAACACCGGAGAATTCAATGCGCAACGATACCCGCCACCACTTCGACGCCTACCTGAGCCAGCTTGCCAAGCTCAGCGGCGTATCTGACGCAACCAAGACCTTTGCGGTCGACCCCACGGTCCAGCAGCGCCTGGAAACGCGCATGCAGGAATCCAGCGAGTTCCTCAGTCGCATCGGCATGATCGGCGTCGATGAGCTCAAGGGCGAAAAGGTCGGCCTTGGCGTCAGCAGCACCATTGCCGGGCGTACGGATACCACCGGTAACGGCGTGCGTATGCCGCGCGACGTTTCGGACCTGACCAAGGACGGCTACGAGTGCCGCCAGACCGACTTCGACACCGCCGTCCGCTACGCCCAGCTGGACGCCTGGGCCAAGTTTCCGGATTTCCAGGCTCGCTTGCGGGATGCGATCCTCAAGCGTCAGGCGCTCGACCGCATCATGATCGGCTTCAACGGAACCAGCGCCGCCGCTACCACCGACCGCGTCGCCAATCCATTGCTGCAGGACGTCAACATCGGCTGGCTGCAGAAGTACCGCACCCACGCCCCGGCACGCGTGCTCAAGGATGGCAAGGTCGCCGGCAAGATCGTCATCGGCAGCGGCGAAACCGCCGACTACAACAACCTCGACGCCTTGGTGTTCGATGCCATCGCAAACCTGATCGATCCCTGGCACCGCAAGGATCCAGGCATCGTGGTGATCCTCGGCAGCAACCTGGTCCACGACAAGTACTTCCCATTGATCAACAAGGAACAGCCAGCTTCCGAGAAGCTTGCGACCGACATGATCATTTCCCAGAAGCGCATGGGTGGTAAGCAGCCGGTCGAAGTGCCCTACGTGCCGGACAGCGCCATGCTGATCACCAGCCTGGAAAACCTCGCCATCTACTGGCAGACCGGCGGCCGTCGTCGGCACGTCCAGGAGAACCCGAGCAAGAACCGTATCGAGAACTTCGAGTCCAGCAACGACGATTACGTCGTCGAGGACTACGGGCTCGGCTGCCTCGTCGAAAACATCGAACTGCTGGAGGCCTGACCACCATGGCACTGAGCCCGGCCAAGCGCCACTTCCAGCGAGTCACCGCAGCGGCAGCCGCAGCAGCGGTTGCTCCGGCCGAGTCCATGGCCGGGGCCACCGCCTACGAACAACAACTGCTCCAGCTCAACCAGGACCGGCTGCGCCTCAAGCAGGTGCAGTCCGATCAGGGCAAGGCCGAGCTCAAGCGCCTGCTGATTCCGGCTTACGCACCGTACATCGAGGGTGTGCTGTCCGCCGGCAATGGCGCCCAGGACGATGTGCTCACCACCCTGATGGTCTGGTGCATCGATGCCGGTGAGTTTGCCGACGCGCTGTCTATCGGTGCCTACGTGCTCAAGCACAACCTGAAGATGCCGGACCGCTTCGAGCGCACCACCGGCTGCCTGCTGGCCGAGGAGATTGCCAACGCGGCGCTCAAGGTGCAGAAGGCCGATGGTGAGTTCCCGCTGTTCGTGCTTGAGCAGGCCCTGACCATCACCGACCCGCACGACATGCCCGACCCGGTGCGTGCCAAGTTGCTGCTGGCTACCGGCAAGGCATTGCTCAGCAAAGTCGACGAGCAACAGCTCGACGGCGAATTGCTGGAACAGGCCAAGGTGCAGTTGACCATGGCCCTTGAGCGGCACGGCAGTTGCGGCGGCAAGAAGGATCTGGAGCGCGTCGTGCGCCTCCTCAAGAAACACGCGGAAAGCAAGCCGACCGACACCGGTTCCAGCGAGTCACCAGCCGACGAGACCGCCAACCCCGACCAGGGCACAGGCGATCAAACCGGCCCAGGCGAGCAGGGCACCGACCCCAGTACCGGCGAGCCACCCGCTAACTGAGCGTCCCCCACGCACTCGGCGGCTCGGGGCGGATCGACAGGTTTTCTCCTTGGCCTTGTCGTGATGCCCCGACCACCGCCGAACCAGGGTAAGAATTCATGAGCGCATTTATCGCATCCGGCGGCACGGCTGAGCCGTACCCCATCACCAATGACGGCTGGTTCCCGGATGTGGATGGCCGCGAACTGCGCGCCTCGCTCCGCCTGGACGGCAGCGTCACCGATGCCCGCCTCGAGGCCGCCACCGTCAACGCCATCATCGAGGTCAACCGCGAGCTGGCCAGCTGGCAGGCCGAGCACCGTGCCGCCGGGCGCGACAGCCTGCAGGCTGTGCCGGCCTCCGAGGTCGCCGGCAAGAGCTACCTTGTCCATCTCTACCACCGCGCCATCGGCTGCGCCGTGGGCGCCGAAATCGCCGAGCGTTACCGCGACTACAGCGCCACCGGCGACGGTGCCGAGCGCGCCGATGCCCAGCTGCCCACCGCCGACGAATACCGCCGCGATGTCCGTTGGGCCATCCGCAGCATCCTCGGCCGCGTGCATACCACCGTGGAGCTCATCTGATGGCCGCCTTGCGCGCCCAGCAGGGCGACACCCTCGACGCCCTCTGCTGGCGGCACTACGGGCGCACCGCTGGCGTGGTCGAGCAAGTGCTCGACGCCAACCCCGGCCTGGCCGACCTCGGCCCAGTCATCCCGCACGGCACGCTGGTGCAGCTGCCCGAACAGCCCGTGCGCGCCGAACAACGCCAAATGGTGAACCTATGGGACTGATCTACCTCGCGCTCTACAAGGGCCGCGGCACGCTGTTCAACCGCCTGATCCGCTTCTGGACGCGATCGGCCTACAGCCATTGCGAGCTGGTCCTGCCCGATGGCCGCTGGCTATCCGCCTCGGCCATGGACGGCGGCGTACGGGCCAAGCGCATCGAGCTCGATCTCGAACACTGGGACCTGATCCCGGTGCCCTGGGCTGACGCTCGCCAGATCCTCCATCTGTTCGAGAAGCACCAGGGCAACGGCTACGACTGGCTCGGCCTGTTCGGCAGCCAGCTGCTGCCCCTGACCATCGACAACCGCCGCCGCATGTTCTGCAGCGAGTTCTGTGCCGCCGCCCTGGGCTTCCCCCTGGCGCAGCGCTACAGCCCCGCGCTGCTGGGTGAAGTCGTGCAGCGTGTTCACGCCATCACAACCGCAGGGCCACAGGATGAAGCACATGCCTGACAGACCGGAAACCTGGGCGTTCTTCGCCACCTGGCTGGAACACAACTTCCCAGCCCTCTATGCCGGCGGGCTGGCGATGCTCATTGCCGTCTGGCGGATCATCTACAGCGGCGGGCGCGTGCGACAGCTCCTGCTCGAAGCGCCCCTGTGCGGCATGCTCGGCGTCGGCGTTTCCTACGGCCCCTCGCTGATCGGCGCCCCCCAGGAGGCCGGCGTCTTTCTCGCCTGCATGGTGGGCCTGTTCGGCGTCGAGGTCAGCCGCGAGGCAGCCAAGCGCGTATTGAAGAAGAAGGCAGACCAGCTATGACCCAGCTCCTCAGCAACGGCTCGCGCGGTCTGGCCGTGCGCAACCTTCAGGCCGCGCTGGCCCTGGCCGGCTTCAAGATTGAGGTGGACGGCGACTTCGGTGACACCACCGAGGCCGTCGTGCGCGCCTACCAGCGCAAGGTCGGCCTGGTGGACGATGGCGTCGCCGGCCCGAAAACCCTGGCCGCGCTCAAGGGCTTCGACACCTCGCGCTACCTCAAGCGCAAGGACCTGCAGCAGGCCGCCGACCGCCTCGGCGTGCCGCTGGCCAGCGTCATGGCCGTCAACCAGGTGGAGAGCAGAGGGGAGGGCTTCGCCGCGAATGGCCGCCCGGTGATCCTGTTCGAGCGGCATGTGATGCATGAGCGCCTGCAAGCCAACGGCTTCAGCGAAGCGGCGGCCGATGATCTCGCCGAGCAATATCCCGGCCTGGTCAATCGGCGGTCCGGCGGTTATCTCGGCGGCACCGCCGAAAGCCAACGCCTGGCCAATGCCAAACAGATCCATGCGGTGGCTGCGCTCGAATCCGCCAGTTGGGGCCTGTTCCAGATCATGGGCTACCACTGGCAGCGTCTCGGCTACCAGGACGTCCAGCACTTCGCCGACACCATGGCCCTCAGCGAAGCCGCCCAACTCGACGCCTTCGTCACCTTCATCGAAACCGACCCAGCGCTGCACAAGGCCATCAAGGCCCGCAGCTGGAAACAGTTCGCCCGGATCTATAACGGCCCGAACTACGCCAAGAACCTCTACGACGTGAAGCTGGCCCGGGCCTACGCCCAGTTCGCCAGTGAGCAGGAGCAGGCGGCATGACCACCACCCGCCAACTCTTCTACGGTCTCGCCCTGATCGCCGCGCTCTGCCTGCTCATCTGGATGCAGCAACAGCGCATCACCACCGCCGAGGCCCGTGCGGATCTCGCCAGCGCGCGCCTGCAAACCTCCAACGAGCGCAACACCCGCCAGGCACAGACCATCGCCCGGCTCACGGGCGAAGTGGCCACCCAGCGGCTGGCCCAGCTCAGCCTGCAACAAACCACCGCTGGTGTGCGCCAGGAGCACGCCACCGACCAGGTACAGAAAAAGGAGCAACGCCGTGAAGACCCGCCCCATGCAAATTGGGCTGCTCAGCCTCTGCCTGCTGCTGCTCGCCGCCTGCACCAACGTCCCGCCATCACCGGAGCAGACGGTTACCGTCAGTGGCTGTCCAATCGTCACGCGCTGCACGCTCAACCCAGCGGCGCCAGTCATTAACGGCGAGCTCAGCGACGACAGCGACTACCTGCTCAGCGCCTGGGCCGAATGCGCCGCCCAGGTGGACGTGGTGTTCGAGCACAACGAGCGGGGCGGCCAATGAAAAAGCCCGAATCCCTGCGCGACCACCTGCTGGCCGCCATCCCCGAACTCAAGCGCAACCCCGACCGCCTGCTGGTGTTCGTCGACAACGGCAGCATGCGCAGCACCGCAGCGCCGGGCCTGTCGTTCGAGTACAGCTACACCCTCAACCTGATTCTCACCGACTTCGCCGGCCACCCGGATGCCGTCGCCATCCCACTGTTCGCCTGGGTGCTGGTCAACCAGCGCGAGCTGATGGAGAACCTCGAGAAGGGCAGGGACGCCATCAAGTTCGAGGCCGACATCCTCGACAACAGCAAGGTCGACCTCAGCATCACCCTGCCGTTGACCGAGCGCGTCATCGTCAAGCGCCTGGATGACGGCACCCTGCAAGTCAGCCACCCGGCCGAGCCGGTGGTCGATGACGAAACCTTCCTGGTACCGGCCATGCGCGTGGAAACCAGCGATGGCGAACTCATCGCCTAATGGGGCAGTAATGGCTGACGACCTTCGCGCCCTGGAAGACTGGGCCGGCGCGCTGCTCAACCAGCTGCAGCCCAAGGAACGCCGCCAGGTCACCCAGACCATCGCCCGCGAACTGCGTCGCCGCCAGCAGCAGCGCATCGGCGCGCAACGCAACCCCGACGGCACCCCCTACGCCCCGCGCAAGCCCCGCCAGCCACTGCGCGCCAAGGCCGGCCGCATCAAACAGCGCAAGATGTTCGCCAAGCTGCGCACCGCCCGTTACCTGCGCCTGCAAAGCGATGCCAGCAGCATCGCCATCGGTTTCGCGGGGCGCCTGTCGCGCATCGCCCGCGTGCACCAGTACGGCCTGCGCGACAAACCCGGCCGCAACTCCCCCGATATCCAGTACCAGCGCCGCGAGCTGCTGGGCTTAAGCGACGACGATCTGGAGATGATTCGCGACCAACTGCTAAAGCACCTGGTGCGCTGACCCTGTAACGGCACCCGCTACACAGCCCAGCGAATGCGCCACGCGCGCGCGACCGCCAGCATGGCGGCATGAACATCACCGACCTTCTGCGCCGCCTCGACAACCTGATCCGCCTCGGCACCATCGCCGCGGTGGACCATCAGGCTGCGCGCTGCACCGTCAGCAGCGGCGGGCTCCGCATCCCGAACCTGCCCTGGCTGGCCCTGCGCGCCGGTGCCAGCAGTGACTGGGACCCGCCCACAGTCGGCGAACAATGCATCCTGCTCGGCCCCAGCGGCGAGCCCGCCCAGGGCATCGCCCTGATCGGCCTGTATTCACGGCAACGTCCGGCCCCGTCGAACAGCGCAAACCTGCGCCGACGGACCTATCCGGACGGGGCTGTGATCGATTACGACCACGCCAGCCACACGCTCACCGCCACGTTGCCCAATGGTGGCAAGGCCCAGCTTGTCGCCCCGGGCGGCGTCAGCATCCTGGGCGATGTGGACATCACCGGCACCGTGACCGTCAGCGAAGACGTGATCGCCGCCGGCATCAGCCTGGTCAATCACGTGCACGGCGGCGTCCAGGGCGGCCCGAGCAACACAGGGGCACCGCAATGATCGGCATGTCCGCCGGCACCGGCCGCGCCATCGAGGGCAACGCCCATCTGGCCCAGTCCATCGCCGACATCCTCACCACGCCCATCGGCTCGCGCGTGATGCGCCGCGAATACGGCAGCCAGCTGCCGGACCTGATCGACGCACCCTTCAACGACGCCACCCGCCTGCAGGCCTACGCCGCCACCGCCATGGCCCTGATGCGCTGGGAACCGCGCATCCGCCTGAGCCGCGTGCAGCTGTCCCTGGGTGACCGCCCCGGCCAGGCCGTGCTGGATCTCGAAGGCACCCGCACCGACAGCAACGAGCCGCTGAGCCTGCGCGTACCGCTCGCCCTGGGGGCCAGCGCATGAATACCTTCACGCCCATCGACCTGGCGCAACTGCCCGACCCCGACGTGGTCGAGCAGATCGACTACGAGCAGATCCTCGCCACGCGCAAGGCCCACGCCATCAGCCTCTGGCCCGCCGAACAGCAGGCCGAGGTCGCCGCCACCCTCGCGCTGGAATCCGAGCCGCTGACCAAATTGATCCAGGAGAACGCCTACCGCGAAGCCCTGCTGCGCCAGCGCGTCAACGAGGCCGCCCTCGGCACCATGCTGGCCAAGGCCAAGGGCAACGACCTCGACCAACGGGCGGCCAATGTCAACGTCAGCCGGCTGGTGGTCACCCCGGCAAACAACAGCACCACGCCGCCGACCCCAGCGGTGATGGAAGCCGACGAAAGCCTGCGCGAACGCGCGCAGATGGCATGGGAAGGGCTCAGCACCGCCGGCCCGCGCAACAGCTACATCCTCCATGCGCGCAGCGCCGATGGCCGCGTGGCCGATGCCACGGCAGAAAGCCCATCGCCGGCCGTGGTGGTGGTCACCGTTCAATCCCTGCTGGGCAATGGCGCCGCCGACCAGGCGCTGCTCGACACCGTCGCGGCCTACCTCAGCGACGAGGACCGCCGCCCGGTCGGCGACCGCCTTACCGTGCAATCCGCAGAGGTGCTGGAGTACCGCGTCGACGCCGTGCTCTACCTCAACACCGTAGGCCCCGAGGCCGAACCGATCCGCGCCGCCGCCGAGAAGCGGCTGGCCACGCTGGTCAACCAGCGCCGTCGGCTGGGGATTGAAGTTAACCGCTCCGCCCTGGACGCAGCGCTGCACATCGAGGGCGTGCGCCGGGTAGAACTCACCGACTGGGTCGATATCGTCGCCACCGAGTACCAGGCGCCGTACTGCACCGGCTTTAGCGTCGTCATCGGGGCTCAGGCATGACCGCCCGGCACCTGCTACCGCCCAACGCCAGCCAGCTCGAGCAACTGGCCGCCGAAGCCCTCGCACAGATCGAGCGCGTGCCGATTCCCATCCGCGACCTGATCAACCCCGAGCGCTGCCCGGTGCACCTGCTGCCGTACCTGGCCTGGGCGTTTTCCGTGGACCGCTGGGATGCCACCTGGTCCGAAGCCGTTAAGCGCGAAGTCATCAAGGCCTCGTACTTCGTCCACTCGCGCAAGGGCACCATCGGCGCGCTGCGCCGCGTGGTCGAGCCGCTGGGCTACCTGCTCCGCGTCACCGAATGGTGGCAGCAGGTGCCCGAGGGCGTGCCCGGCACCTTCTCGCTGGAAATCGGCGTGCTCGAAACCGGCATCAGCGAAGAAACCTACGAATCGCTCAGCCTGCTGATCGACGACGCCAAGCCCGTCAGCCGCCACCTGATCGGGCTGGACATCAGCCTCGAAACCCACCTCACCCGCTACGTCGGCGTCACCGTGATCGACGGCGACGAGCTCGACGTATACCCCTGGGAAAACGCCGACATCGATGTCGTCGTGCAGGGCTACACCGGCGTGAGCGACTACATCCTCGACGAAATGGACGTGTACCCCCATGGTTGACGTAAACACCCAGTTCGGCGGCTTTCTGACCGCCCTCGGCGCCGCACAGGATGCCAACTCCAAAGCCCTGGGCATCCCGTGGAAGCTCACCCACATGCTCATCGGCGACGCCAACGGCGCCGACCCAGTACCGGCCCCGGGGCAAACCGCCCTGGTGAGGCAGGTCTACCGCGCGCAGCTCAATCAGCTGTATGTCTCGCCGACCGATGCCAACGTGCTGATCGCCGAGCTGGTATTGCCACCGAACGTCGGCGGCTGGTGGATCCGCGAACTGGCCCTGGAAGATGAAGACGGCGTCTTCTCCGCCGTCGCCAACTGCGCCCCGAGCTACAAGCCCGTGCTGGCCCAGGGCAGCGGCCGCAACCAGGTGGTGCGGATGCACGTCATCACCAGCGGCACGGCCAATATTCAGCTGAAGATCGACCCCAGCGTAGTGCTGGCAACGCGGGCGTATGTTGACGGCCTGACGATCCGCGCCGACAGGGTTGATGCTGAGGATGGCGCAGACAACAGCAAAATCATGACGGCATTGCGCGTGTGGCAGGCCATTACCAAGCGCTTTTCAAGCAAGTCACAGGCAGAAGGGGGGGCGGACAACAGCACGGCGCTGACGCCGTTGGGAGCATCGCAATTCCTTGCGGCCCGAACCGCCGGTCGTGCCGAGGAAACACCTGGAAAGCTAATGCCTGTTGGAGCTTTTGGGCTGGGCGGCCCGGTCATAAGCCTGGCCGATCCTGACCTAAATGCCGACAGGGAATCTGGGTTTTACTACTGTAATTCTCCGGTTAACGGTCCTGGCGGAAATGGTTGGCTGCTGCACTATAAGTTAAAGGCTGGTTATGCGACGCAGATCTACATCACCTATTCCAATCCTGTCAGGGTTTTACATCGCTCGATCCTAGAAGGCGCTGTGACATATTGGTTGGAGACGCTCAGTACCGGCAACGTCACCGATTTTGCCCTAACGCTGCTGGGTGCAGAGAATGCCGCCGCCGCTCGATCAATGCTGGGCATCACAGTTGCGGATGGTGGAATCGGCTACGGCCAGTCGTGGCAGGATTTAACAGCCAGTCGTGCGCTCAACACGGTTTATACAAACACTACAGGCAAACCGATCCAGCTGTGGCTTGGATTTGTGCGGGCGGCTTCGTGGGCAGTTTCTTTTTCTGTCGACGGTGTCGCGAGTGGCAGCGCGGGCTACTGCCCCATCATTCCGCCGGGCAGCACTTATTCCGTAAGTGCGTCGGGGATTTCTGAGATCAAATGGCTGGAGCTACGTTGATGAAGTACTTCAAAGATGGCAGCGGTACGGTCTACGCCTACGAGGAAGATGGCTCGCAAGATGAATATATACACGTCGATCTAGTGGCAATGAGCGAAAGCGAGATTGAGTTGCATCTCAATCCGAGGCCTCTCGCACCAACAACCGACGAACTCTGCATCCGCATCGACACCGCCGCCGACACCGCCCGCGCCCGAGTAGCCGGCGACCCGCTGCGCGCCGTCGAATACGACCGTGCCCGCATCGCAGCCGAGCAGTTCGCCGCGGCCGGCTACCAGGGCGACGTGCCACCCATGGTCGCCGCCTGGGCCATCAACGGTCGCACCCCGCGCGAGGCGGCCGATGACATCCTGCACGAAGCCGCCCAGTACACCGCCGCGCTGATCGTCCTGCGCGAAACGCGCCTGGCGGGGAAAGAGCAGGTACGCGCGCTGATGGATGCCGGCGAGGTGGAGCAGGCGCAGCAGGTGGTCGAGCACACCGTTGCCGCGATCGAGGCGGCGGTCGCGGGCGTCGGCAACGCGGCCTGATCGAAATCAGCGAAACCTGACCCCGCCTCGGCGGGGTTTTTGATCCCCGCGCTGTACCACCCCCCGCTACACAGCCCACCGCTCGCCGCCCTTGCGCGCGCGAGCCACCATCAAGGCTCACTGATCCGGCAACGCCCGCAGGAGCCGCCCCGCATGTCGACTGAATACCATCACGGCGTCCGCGTCCTCGAAATCAACGAGGGCACGCGCCCAATCCGCACCGTTTCCACCGCCATCGTCGGCATGCTCTGCACCGCCAACGATGCCGATCCCCTGACGTTTCCGCTGAACAAGTCCGTTCTGCTCACCGACGTGCTGACCGCCTCCGGCAAGGCCGGGGAGGGCGGCACGCTCGCGCGCAGCCTGGATGCCATCGCCGACCAGGCGTCGCCCGTCACCGTTGTGGTGCGCGTGGAAGAGGGCGAGAGCGAGGCGGAAACCACCTCCAACATCATCGGCGGCGTCACCGCCGGCGGGCAGTACACCGGCATGAAGGCCCTGCTCGCTGCTGAGGCGCAGCTGGGCGTAAAACCGCGCATCCTCGGCGTGCCGGGGCTGGATAACCTCGCCGTCACCACCGAGCTGGTGGCCACCGCCGAGAAGCTCCGGGCTTTCGCCTACGCCAACGCGCACAACTGCGAAACGGTGAGCGAGGCCATTGCCTACCGCGACGGCTTCGGCGCCCGCGAGCTGATGCTCATCTGGCCGGACTTCGTCAATTGGGACACCGCCACCAAAGCCGACGCCCCGGCCAGCGCCGTCGCGCGCGCCCTGGGCCTGCGCGCCAAGCTCGATCAGCAAGTGGGCTGGCACAAAACCCTTTCCAACGTGCCGGTCAACGGCGTGTCCGGGCTCAGCCGCGATATCTACTGGGACCTGCAAAACCCCGCCACCGACGCCGGGCTGCTCAACGCCAACGAAGTCACCACCCTGATCCGCCGCGAAGGCTTCCGCTTCTGGGGCTCGCGCACCTGCTCGGCTGACCCGCTGTTCGCCTTCGAGAACTACACCCGCACAGCCCAGGTGCTGGCCGACACCATGGCCGAGGCCCACTTCTGGGCCGTGGACAAGCCCATGCACGCCAGCCTGGTGCGCGACATCGTTGAAGGCATCAACGCCAAGTTCCGCGAGCTGATCCGCGGCGGCTACCTGATCGGCGGCGAGTGCTGGTTCGATGAGGCCGCCAACGACAAGGACACCCTCAAGGCCGGCAAGCTCTTCCTGGACTACGACTACACCCCCGTGCCGCCGCTGGAAGACCTGATGCTGCGCCAGCGCATCACCGACCGCTACCTGGTCGACTTCGCCGCCGGCATCAAAGCCTGACCCCATTCAACCCGCGCGGCCCGGCCGCGCCGTAGGAGAGCGCCGCCATGGCCCTGCCCAAGAAACTCAAGCATCAAAACCTGTTCAACGAAGGCGAGAGCTTCGTCGGCCAATGCGGGACCGTCACCCTCCCGACGCTGGCTCGCAAAATGGAAGCCTGGCGCGGCGGCGGAATGGATGGCCCCGTCAAAGTCGACATGGGCCACAGCGACGACGGCATTCAGCTCGAATGGACCATCGGCGGCTGGGGCCTTTCTGTCCTGCGCCAGTTCGGTGCCGTGCGGGCTGACGGTGTGATGCTGCGCTGGGCAGGCTCGATTCAGCGTGACGACACCGCCGAGATCAGCGCCGTCGAGGTGGTTGTCCGTGGCCGACACGAAGAGATCGACTTCGGTGATTCCGAAACCGGTGAAGACACCGAGCATTCGATTACCACCACCTGCACCTATTACAAGCTCAGCATTGACGGCAACGTCGAGATCGAGATCGACCTGCTCAACTTCATCTTCGTCGTCAACGGCGAAGACCGCCTGGCCGAGCATCGCGCCGCCATCGGGCTGTAATGCCCTGGTACCCACCCATGCCGCGCCTGCCGGGCGCGGTCGATCACACATCAAGGAGCAACCCCATGAGCAAGACCAGCGAACCCATCGTCCTCGAGCAGCCCATCAAGCGCGGCGAGGGCAAGCCCATCACCGAGATCTCCCTGCGCAAACCCGCCGCCGGCGAGCTGCGCGGCCTCAAGCTGGCGGACCTGATCAACGGTGACGTCAACGCCACCATCCGCCTGGTGCCGCGCATCAGCCAGCCGACCCTGACCGAGCAGGAAGCCGCCGCCCTGGACCCCGCCGACCTGCTGGCCTGCGCGGATGCCGTAGCGGGTTTTTTGCAGAAGAAGGGTGCGGAATCCCCCGCAGCGTAGACGACGTCATGGCGGACATCGCCCTGGTGTTCCACTGGGGCCCGGAGCAGATGAACGCCATGCCCTTGCATGAACTGATGGACTGGCGCGAGCGCGCCCGCGAACGATGGGAACGCACGCATGGCGCGGGATCTAAACCTTAAGGTCAACCTCCAGGCTCTGGACAACGCCACCAAGCCCATGCGCTCGGTGTTCGTCGGTGCACAGGGCCTGGGCCGATCCCTGCGCGACGCCCGCAGCGACCTCAAGCACCTGCAGGCCCAGCAGAAAGACGTCAGCTCGTTCCGCAACCTCAAGGGCGCGTCGGAGCAAACCGGCGCCGCCATGCAGGCCAACCGCGAGCGCGTCAAGGCGCTGTCTCGCGAGCTCGCCAGCACCAGCACGCCCACCAAGGCGCTCACCCGTGATTTCCAGAGCGCGGTGCGCCAGGGCCACGCCCTCAAGCAGAAGCACAACGAACAGCAGCGCGAACTCCAGGGCCTGCGCAGCAAACTGGGCGAGGCGGGCATCAGCACCCGCAACCTCGGCCAGCATGAGCGCGACCTGCGCACCAAGGTCAACCAGACCAACCAGGCGATAGCCGAGCAGGAAGGGCGGCTGAAGAAGCTCACCGCCCAGCAGAAGCGCCTCGGCCAGGCCAAGGCCGACTACGAACGCACCTCGGCACTGGCCGGCAGCATGGCCGCCACCGGCGCCGGCGGGCTGGCCACTGGCAGCGGCATTCTCTATGCCGGCGCACGCATGATGGCCCCCGGCGTACAGTTCGATGCCGACATGAGCAAGGTTCAGGCGCTCACCCGGCTGAACAAGGACGATGGCCAGCTCGCCGCCATGCGCGCCCAGGCTCGACAGCTGGGCGCGGACACCATGTTCAGCGCCACCGATGCCGCCCAGGGGCAGGGCTTCCTGGCCATGGCCGGCTTCAAGCCCGAGGACATCATCGCCGCCATGCCCGGCATGCTGGATCTCGCCAAGGCCGGCGACAGTGGCCTGGCGGAAACAGCAGACATCGCCTCCAACATCCTCACCGGCTTCAACCTCAAGGCCTCCGAAACCGGGCGCCTGGGTGACGTGCTGGTGGGCGCTTTCACCCGCTCCAACACCAGCCTGCAGATGCTGGGCGAAACCATGAAGTACGCCGCACCGGTGGCGGCAAGCGTCGGGCAGGACATCGAGACCGTCGCCGCCATGGCCGGCAAGCTGGGCGATGCCGGCATCCAGGGCAGCATGGGCGGTACCGCGCTACGGGCCATCCTCAACCGCCTGTCCGCACCGCCGAAGGCCGCCGCCAAGGCGCTGGACACGCTCGGCATCAGCGCCGTCGATGCCCAGGGCAACCTGCGCGACATGCCCACCATCCTGCAGGAGATCTACCAGAAGACGCGCAACATGGGCGACGCCGAGCGCGCCGGGCTGCTCAAGGGCATCGCCGGCGAGGAAGCGGTCGCCGGCATGCAGGTGCTGGTGGCACAGGCCGGCAGCGGCGCCCTGCAGGAGTTCATCGGCACCCTGCGCCAGACACAGGGCGAGGCCCAGCGCACCGCCAAGGTCATGGGCGACAACTTGGTCGGCGACCTGGACGAACTGTCCTCCGCCTGGGAGGACCTGGGCATCCAGCTCCAGGAACAGCAGAACGGCCCGCTGCGCGACGTGACGCAGACTCTCGCCAGCGTGGTCGGCAGCGTGAAGAGCTGGATCGTCGAAAACCCCAAGCTTGCCGCCAACCTGGTCAAGACCGCCGCCGGCGTCGGCGTGCTGATGGCAGGCATGGGTGGGCTCACCCTCGCCATGGCCAGCATCCTTGGCCCGTTCGCCATGGTGCGCTACGGCATGATGCTGTTCGGTATCCAGGGCGGCGGGCTGGCCAGTACGCTGTTCAACCTGGGCAAGACGGCCCTGCCGCTGGTGGCCACCGGGCTACGATTGGTCGGTGCCGCGGCAATGGCCAACCCGGTCGGCGTGCTGATCGGCACGCTCGCCCTGGGCGCTGCGCTGATCTATGCCAACTGGAGCCGCGTGGGGCCGTTCTTCCTCGGCCTCTGGGCCGAGATCAAAGAGGGCGTCTCCGGCGGCCTGGCCGGCATCGGCGCGCTGTTGCTCAACTTCAGCCCGCTGGGCCTGCTGTATCGCGCATTCGCCGGCGTGATGAGCTACTTCGGCGTGGACCTGCCGAGCAAGTTCAGCGAGTTCGGCGGCAACATGATCCAGGGGCTGATCAACGGCTTCACCAACATGTTCCCCAACCTGAGCGCGGCCATCAGCGGCGCGGCGAATAGCGTGATCAGCACCTTCAAGGGGCTGCTGGGTATCCATTCGCCGTCCCGCGTGTTCGCCGGGCTCGGTGGCGACACCATGGCCGGCCTCGAACAGGGCCTTGCCGCCGGGGAGGGCGGGCCGCTATCGCAACTGGCCGGTACCGCCAAGCGCCTGACCGCCGCCGGCGCGGTGGCGGTGGGCATCGGCGCCGCTGCGCCCGGTATGGCTGCCGCTGACCTGCCCTCGATCGACAGCCGGCCGCCGTTGGCTGCCCGCGCACCGGCCGCAGCCGTGCAGAGCGCCCCGCCCAACATCGTCATCAACATCCATCCCGCACCAGGGCAAGACGCCAACGCCATCGCCCGCGCCGTAGCCGCCGAACTCGACCGCCGCGAGCGCGAGAAGGGCGCGCGTGCCCGCTCATCCCTATACGACCAGGAGTAACGGACCATGATGATGGCCCTCGGCATGTTCATCTTCTCGCTGGAGACCCTGGCCTATCAGGAATTCCAACGGCAAACCGCCTGGCGCCACGGCAAGACCGCGCGCATCGGCACCAACCCCGCGCGCCAGTTCATGGGCCGCGACGACGACACTATCACCCTGCCGGGCGTGCTGCTGCCGGCGCTGGCCGGCGCGCAGATCAGCCTGGACACGCTGCGCTACATGGCCGACACCGGCAAGGCCTGGCCACTGGTAGAGGGCACCGGCAAGATCTACGGCACCTGGGTGATCGAGAGCCTGAGCGAGACGCGCACGCTGTTCTTCCGCGACGGCCAGGCGCGGCGCATCGAATTCACCCTGAGCCTGGTGCGCATCGACGACGGCCGCGTGGACATGCTCGGCAGCGCGATCGGCGCCGGTGGCAACATCCTGCGGGGGCTGCTGCGGTGATCGACCAGCTCATCACCCAGGGCAAGGGCCTGCTCAGTGCGGCCGCCGGCCAGGCTCAGGGCTTTGCCCAGCAGGCGGCGGACGCCTACCGCGAGGCCACGGCCTACCCGAGCCCCATCTGCCGCGTGGTGGTCAATGGGCTCGACATCACTGCTGACATCGAACAGCGCCTGGTCAGCATCGAGCTCACCGACAACCGCGGCATGGAGGCCGACCAGCTCACCATCACCTTGAGCGACCACGACGGCCTGCTGGCCATCCCGCCGCGCGGCGCCACCGTCAGCCTCTGGCTGGGCTGGAGCGACACCGGCCTGGTCAGCAAGGGCAGCTACACCGTGGACGAAACCGAGCACAGCGGCGCGCCGGACGTGCTCAGCATCCGCGCCCGCAGCGCGGACCTGCGCGAGGGCCTCAAGGCCAAGAAGGAACGCAGCTGGACCGGCCAGACCCTCGGCGCCATCATCCAGACCGTTGCCGCCGCCCACGGCCTGAGCCCCGTCATCAGCGCCGCGCTCAGCGTGATCGAGCTGGCCCAGCTCGACCAGGCCAACGAATCCGACGCCAACCTCATCACCCGCCTGGGCCAGCAGTTCGACGCCATCGCCAGCGTCAAGGCCGAGCGCCTGCTGTTCATGCCGGCCGGCAAGTCCACCACCGCCAGCGGCTTGCCGCTACCGCATATCACGCTCACCCGCGCCGATGGCGATGGTCACCGCTACCTGCAGGCCGACCGCGACAGCTATAGCGGCGTGCGGGCGTACTACTACGAGGTCAACAGCGCCGAGAAGAAGGAGGCCATCGCCGGCGGCGGCGACAACCTCAAGGACTTGCGCCACACCTACACCGACCAAAAGAGCGCCCTGCAGGCCGCCCGCGCCGAGTGGAGCCGCCTGCAACGCGGCAGCGCCACGCTCAGCTATACCCTGGCCAAGGGCCGCCCGGAGCTGATCCCGGAACTCACCTACAGCCTGGTGGGCGTGAAAGCGGAGATCGCCGCCATCGTCTGGCTGGGTGCCAACGTCCGCCACAGCTTCACGCCAGACAGCTACACCACCGCCCTGGAGCTGGAATCCAAACTGCCGGATACCGACGAGGTGGCCGCGTTGGCCGAGCAGAGCGACGCCTACACTGGGGTGGTCGCGTGGTACCGCGACGCCAAGGCCGGCGAGCAGCGCCAACTCACCGAGGGCGACCAGGCCAACCCCAAGCGGTTGCTGCACCTGTACACCGAAAAGAGCAGCGCCCAGCGCGCCGTGGAGCGGGAATGGAAGCGGATACAACAAGCGAACGCCTGACCGAGCCCGCGCCGCCACCGGCAGAGCCGGCCCGCTCGGCCTGGGAGCGCATCGACGAGGAATGGGCAGGGCGCGACGATGCGCCCATGTGCATGTAAGCAAAACCCGGCGCCTGGCCGGGTTCTTCGTATCAGTGGGCGGTGTCCCGCAAGGCCTGTAGCAGCCGGATGATGTGCCGCCGATCGGCCTCGGCCAGTTGCGCGAAAAGGCTCAACACCTCTTCTTGCTGCTCGCTCAACTCGCGCGGCCTGAAGCGCTCGTCGTCGTGGTGCTGCCTGTTGTTGTTCTTCGACATGCATACTCCTTACACGTCAACCGAGCGCCCGGCGCCCCGTGGCGCCTCCCAATCGCTCGGAGAACAGTCGATTCTCAGCACATTCCGGCTGTGTCATCAGCGTGCGCATCAATAAAACCGAAAATCCTCAGATCACAACCTCTGGCACGAAGCCTAGCCCATTGCAGATGGTGCAGCCCTCGGCGAAGCCATAGTGGTCGTTACACGCCGGGCATGGATCGTAAGGCGCGGCGGACACCCTGAGTCGCAACAGGTCATGCCCCGGCAATTCCAGCTCGCCCATGTAAACCGCCAGGTCGCGCCAGGCCCGGTACACGTCCGGGTCATCCACATGACGCTCGGTGCCCGGGCGCGGGATCTGCCTCAGCTGGAGGCGCTCGCCCTCCACGGGTTCCTGCCCTTCGATGACCAGGTACCCGCCCGCGCGCAGCCGGATGCGCAGCGAACCCTCCGCCTGCTCGACGATGCCGGTATAGGGCGCCAGGTTGCAGGGCTCGCTGTCGCTGGCCTGGTAGACGCCGCGCAAGACCCTGCCAAGAACATGACCATCACTGACACGAACCAGCAGATAGTGGGCGGCGGGCTTAAAGCGGAACGGCATGGCAGGGCTCGAATACTGTATGCATGCACAGTAAACCGAATGGCCTGGCAGATGGTCAATGGAGAACAGCCCCAAGACCGACGAGGTGACAGTATGTGCGGTGGCGTTGAAGCGAGAGACGCGGAGAAGGCCTACAAGGTCTACTTCCCCAGCCCCAAGGCTGCCTTCCCGGTGATGCTCGAGGGTGGCGAGGCGCTGGGCTGGGTCACCTGGGGCCGCCGCCGCGAAGAGCCCGGCCAAGGCCCGCAAGGCGGCTGGGCGCGGCTGGAAACCGTGGAGCGGGGCGGCTGGGAGAAGTACAGGCCGCTACGCGCCTTCGGCCTGGTGCAGCGCTACATGGAAAAAGGCCAGCCCGACGAGAAGGGCAAGAAGCAATCCCACTGGTTCGACATGCCCGAAGGCTACGCCCTGGACTGCCTGGTGCTGGGCGAGGGGGAGCAGCGGCGCGTGTATGTGGTCACCAGCACGCCGCCGGAGGAGTATTCATGGATACATGATCGGTGGCCGATTATGCGATCACTATAGGCTCGATGAGCCTACTGTTCCTTAGAGCGATTTGTTCTTCCTGCTATAAAGGATTTACGCCGATCCTCACTGTCTGAGTATGTTTTTATTATGTCTGCAGGGATTAGGGTAAGTACAACCGTCCAGAGTTGCCACAATGTTAATGCGACTAGTAAGCCGTATGAGATTCCTCTGCAAATTTCTCGATATTCCTCTAACGCCGGTACAACCCGTAAGACCGGCGCGACAATTCCGATCAGCAAGACCATGCATAATATGGCGCTAGAATGGACGATGGGCGAGAATAGTTTCCCCAATCCGCTTTCAACTTTCATTTCCGGCCGCTTCTGATCCGAGAATGATAGTTTCAACCTTTCTGGATAGATAATTGCTATCCACGCTCCAATCACCGCGAAAATGATCGCGGCGGTGGTTCGTAGAGCTTCAAAGAGCGGCCACTGTTGTTCAAATGGAACCGCTTGTCCTAGCCAGATACCACTTGCCACCAATAAGGCGGATAACAGCCAAGCTGTGCCAAGCAGTAGGGTCCGTCTCACTGGAGTAAGCCCATTATTTTGGAGCGTGCCCGGTACAGCGCTTGAAGTAAAGAGTCCGTATCTACCACTTCGTCGTTTTCTCTCTTAACTTCCAGATCGAAATTGTTGCGAGCAATAGCGTGGCTCAGCCAGTGCGTTTTGGGGTCGCCTTTTAGCTTGAAGCCAAAATCGTCCCATTGCCGATCGTCGTTTTCTGACCATTCTTTGATGATCTCGAGCACGTCCGCTCTGGTTAGGTTTACCCCAACTGTATAGCTCATATTAATGAAGTCTGCCGGCTTGTTTTTGCTGTTAGGGTTAATATAACTCCAACGGAGTAACCTTTGCCAGTCAGCAAGATCTTGCGCTTGATTAAGTGCAAGTTTTGTTTTCTTTATTACCCGTTGAATCTTATCCGCGTTGGAGGCTAGGTAGGCATGAGGACCGACCTTGCGGAATAAATTAGTGTGGAACCTTGGCGAAAAGTTCCCCGGGCTATCTTGAGGGTCCTCGCGATATCCAAGTATTTCTATATCTGCATTTGAGGGGTTTGGATCAAACGCAACATGGCTAGAGCAGCTTTCCAAAAACGATTGAACATATTGTTGAAAGGCAGGCTGCCCTGAAATGGCATGCTGGAATCGGATGTTGGCGAATATATTCCGAGAGGGGATTATCCAGAAGTAGGTGGCAAAGCCGGGGATACTGCCTTTTTGAACGCCATTCATTACTACTTTGGCATTTCCTACCTTGGAGTTGCCCATTACCGAGGCGACTTTGCCTTGTGTGGTAGGTGTTCTGTTCCAGATGGTTAATAACCAAGTGCTTTTGTATTCTTTTATGTTGTAAAGGTAGGTTGGTAGGAGATCTTCAGTAGGCTCGTATGTGAACGTGTCTTCTAGGGTTTTGGCGCTAGCCCAATCTTTTAGATCGTTTAGTGTTTCAGTTAAACCGCCAAAATCTGGTGATTTATTCCGACCGCTGAAGTAACCACATTTAGATATCTCATACATCGTGATGCTAGCGTTTTCGTTTGGCATGACGGCCCACTTCCCAACTACTAATGCAGCTAGAAATCTGCTGCGATCTTTTTTGAATTTAGAGTGTTAGTTGCAGAGCTTGGCTCCTGCTTCGATAACCGCTCCAACGCTGACTCTGGTGCCTGGAATGCTGCTGCTTTCAGCCCATACCTGGTCCAGCGCATCCAGCCCCAGCTGCCTTGCCTTCGCATTGGCCGGGCCGTTCAAGCCATACATCCGCCCGGTTTCCGGATCGGTAACCACCACGGCATTGCCAGGCAGGCACTGCAGGTGCATTTCTTCCGGCACGAACGGCCAAGCATCACCAAAGTCTTCTGCGCTGATCAGCTTGGGTGGGGCGGCGAGGGCGAGCGGGGCGGCCAGCAGCAGGCCGAGGAAGAGGTTGCGCATAAGGACGCTCCTTGTCTGGTTATGTGAGGTTCAGCGGCTACGGGTGCCGGTGATGATGTAGAGCACATCCGCATCGCTGCGCGCGGCCAGGGCCTGCAGATAGTCGATGGGAATGGTGGAGGTGCCGTTCTCGAACCGCTTCTGCATGTAGTCAGTCATGCCGGCCAGGTGGGCCAGCTCATGCACTTCGAGATTGAGGCGCTTGCGCTCCTCGAGCAGGCGCTCGCCGAAGTCACGGGGACGATCTTCAAGGTCAATGGCTGTTACGGACATGTTGGCTTCTCCTTGCCTGTTCACTCAGCGTTGAGTGAGTTCTTGTTCAATCGTTTGAATAGCGTCCGGCCGTTTCGGCCAATGCCGATGCCATGCGCCGGAAGGTGGCGCGGTCGCTGTCTTCCATTGCCCGGTATTGGTTCAGCAGCATGGATTCATCATCGGCGAGCCTGTTTTCGCTGAGCCCGCTACGGTTGCCTGTAAGGACATAGAGCACGTCAACGCCCGCGGTCGCGACGGCTTCCAGGTAGGCGGCGTCCGGGCTGCGCTCGCCTTTCTCGTAGTTGAACTGGGTCGTTTTGGACACCTTCGCTACCGCAGCGAAATCGCCTTGATTGAGGCCCAGCCGGGCACGCTCTTCCCTCAGCCTTTCGCCGATATTCAACAAAACGACTCCATAAACCGTTGACAGTTCAACATGCGTTGAATAACCTGCACTCGTCATCACACGAAACCACACGAATCTGAACTATGCCGAACGGATACCCCAGCGAGCAAGCACGCGCCGCTGCGCGCGAACGCCTCAGCAAGCTCGGCCTGAGCGCCAAGGAGTGGGCTGAACGCAACGAACTCAGCCCCTCCACTGTTTACGCCGTGCTGAACGGGCAGCAGAAGTGCCTGCGCGGCGAAGCCCACCGCGCCGCCGTGCTGCTGGGCATCAAGGAAGGCGTTGTCCCGGATGCGCCGGAGCAGTACGGCCGGCGCAAGACCGACATCGGCACCGTGATTCCAAAGTAATGGCAACGGCCCCAGCGAGAAACCAGAACATGAAGCGCCCGATCCTAGAAACCCGCCGCCAGATGATGAGTGCCGTTGTGTGCGCCTACCCGGGCGGCCGCGAGTGCGCCGCCGCGCGCCTGGGGCTGGACCTGAAGAAGTTCGACAACCACCTCTACGAGAGCGCCGGCAGCCGCCCGCTGAGCGACGAGCAGGTGCACCTGCTCGAGCAGCAGGCCGGTACCAGCCACTTTCCAGAATATGTCGCTGCAATGTACGGCGGCGTGTTCGTGCCGGATGCCAACCCGGTCGACCTGGACAACGTGGAGCTCTACGAGCGCTCGATTCGCACCGCCGTATTGCGCGGCACCGTGGACCAGCTGCTGGCCGAGGCGCTGGCCGACGGCGAGATCGACGAGGCCGAGCGCAAGCTGCTTCTGGCCGCACACCGCCGCCACATGGCCGCGCGGCACGTGGAAATCAACGCGGTGATCGTGCTGCACCAGGTGAAAACGGCCCAGCAGGGCTGAACAGCAGTCGGCGCCCTGGGCGCCAGAATTCACCGGCCCAGGCCGGAGCCGCGACTGGCGGCGGGGGAGGAAGATGTGAGCGTTGCCCATAACGGTGGTTACAAGTGCCTTTGCCCAGCCTGCGGGAGCCGCATGCGCATCCGCAACAGCGAGGCGCAGACGCCGACCTACAAAACGATGTACGCCCAGTGCCTGAACATCGCCTGCGGTGCGACCTACAGCGGCTCGCTGAGCTGGGATTACGCCCTGAGCCCCTCCGGCCTGGACCAGCCACGCGTGGTGCTGCCTGTTGCGCCCTCGGTGCAACGCATGCAGGCGCTGCGCGACAGCCGCCCTAAAACCGATCAACTCGACATGCTGGACAACATGGAACCGGAGGCAGTGAACGCATGAACACCATCACCCCAATCAGCGACGCCCAGGAGTACCGCAGCAGCATGCAGCTGGCGGCGCTCCACTTCCTGCAACGCCACCAGGGCGAGCACCTGGCCGATGACGGCAAGCTCTTCGAGCGCGGCGTGCAGTACCTGGTCAACTCCCTGGAAGTGCCGGCCTTCATGGCCGACCGCCTGGTGCACCTGGCTATGAGCGAGCTGGAGTGCCTGAAGCACCCGGTGATCGGCATCGACTACGGCACCGGAGACGAGAGCAGAGCGGCCCTGGTGCATTTCCTGACGGGCGAGACGGTGTTCATCCCGCTGCGCCACCTGCCGGCGCGTTTACAGCCGCCCGCGGCGCACCTGGCTGCAGCAGCCGTTAACTGATCACCCCCTGAATTGACCCAAGCCCATGCCCGCCTTTGCGCGGGTAGGGGAAAGTTGCGCCCGAACGGTGGCCCCATGAGTACAAACGTTTCCATTCAGATTCAGCTACAGCCGCAGCAGGCCGAGGCCTATCTGCGCTGGCTGACCAGCCAGTACGAGCAGCTGATGGCTGCCTGCTGGTATGACGACAAATACCGCTACACCCCGGCCGGCTTCCGCGGCCCGCGCATCCTCGAGGACCACCCGCACATCGCCGGCTTGAACCGCACCATGCGCGTGCTGGTGAAAGAGCTGAAGGCGCAGGAGGTGCCGGCATGAGCACTCAACCTGCAATGCCCGCCTGCGAGGCGCTGGCTGCGGACCCGGCGCGCTACATGTTCAAGCAACTGCTGAGCGAACTGAAGGAAGCCGACCATTACGACGAGAAATACCGCATGGTCACGCGCATCGGGGGCTACTTGGCCGCCTTGCTGGAATGCGACGTCATCACGTGCGAGCAGTCCCAGGCGCTGCGCAGCGAGACCCATACCTTCGTCTGGGGACCGGACCAATGAAAGACATGGACCTCCAGATCCGCGACGAGGTGCTGCGCCGTTTCGAGGCCGACTTCGGGCTCAAGCGCCGCCCCGGTACCGACTACATGCGCGGCGGCACCTGCCCGAGCTGTGGCAAGAAGGAGCTGTATTCCCGCTACGACCAGCCGTGGTTCGTGAAATGCGGCCGCGAGAGCAAGTGCGGCGAGCAGTGGCACGTGAAGGAGCTGTTCGACGACCTGTTCGACGACTGGAGCAAGCGCGCGCCGGCCACCGAGAAGGAGCCCACCGCCACCGCCAAGAGCTACCTGCAGCACGCCCGCGGCTTTCACCTGGAGCTGATCGAAGGCTGGTACACCCAGGAGAACTACTGGAGCCGCGAGCTGGGCATTGGCTCGGCCACCGTGCGCTTCCCGCTGGAGCAGGGCGGCTACTGGGAGCGGCTGATCGACCGCCCGCACCGCTTCGGCAAGCAGAAGGCGCGCTTCGCTCCTGGGCAGAGCATGCGCGGTTACTGGTGGTGCCCGCCGAGTGTGGACCTGCTCGAGGTCCGCGAGCTGTGGATCACCGAGGGCATCTTCGACGCCATCAGCCTGCTGCATCACGACATCGCCGCCGTATCGGCCATGAGCAGCAATGCGTTCCCGGCGGAATCCCTCAAGGCGCTGGCCAAGGCCCGCGCCGAAGCTGGCAGCAAGCTGCCGCGCCTGGTTTGGGCACTGGATAACGAGCCGGGCGCCCATCGCTACACCCGCCGCTGGGTCAAGCAGGCCCGCGAGCTGGGCTTTGAGTGCGAGGCCGCGCAGATCCCGCAGCGCGACCGCAAGGCCGACTGGAACGATTTGCACCAGCGCTGGATGTTCCTGGACGAAGACAAGCGCGCCGAGCAGATCGAGCGTGAGCTCAAGGAGACCCGCCACCAGGGCGCGCTGCTGATCGCCGAGAGCGCGGCGGAAAAGGCCGCGCTGATGTTCGAGTGGCGTGAAAGGCACGAATTCCACTTCGGCTTCGGCAACCGCATGTACTGGTTCAAGCTGGACCTGGAGAAGCTCAACAAGGCCAAGCAGGCCCTGGAGGACAGCGAGCACCACGACGACAAGCTGCTCAACGATCGGCAGATGACCGAGAAGGCGCTGCGCCAGAGTGGGTGCGTGGTGGAAATCGCCAACTGCTACCCGCAGGCCCTGTACTTCCAGCGCAACGAGATCACCGACGAGTCCTGGTACTACTTCCGCGTGGACTTCCCGCATGACGAGCCCACGGTGCGCAATACGTTCACCGGCGGACAGGTGGCAGCGGCGAGCGAGTTCAAGAAGCGCCTGCTGGGCATGGCCGCCGGCGCGGTGTTCACCGGTACCGGCGCGCAGCTGGACAAGATCATGAAGGACCAGCTCTTCGGGCTGAAAACCGTCAAGACGATCGATTACATCGGCTACAGCAAGGAACACGGCTGCTACGTGTTCGGCGACCTGGCCGTGCGCGGCGGCGTGGTGGAGCAGGCCAACAGCGAGGATTACTTCGAGTTCAAGCAGCTGCGTCTGAAGACGCTGCAGAAGAGCATCCGCCTGGAAATCGCCCGTACCGACGAGGGCTACCGGCCGGAGTGGCTCGACTGGCTGTGGACGTGCTTCGGCACCCAGGGCATCGCCGCGCTGGCGTTCTGGTTTGGCTCGCTGTTCGCCGAGCAGATTCGCGACGAGTTCCAGTCCTTCCCCTTTCTGGAGGTGACGGGCGAGGCGGGCGCGGGTAAGTCGACGCTGCTGATGTTCCTCTGGAAGCTGTTCGGCCGGCCGGACGAAGAGGGCAAGGACCCGTCGAAAATGTCCAAGGCGGGCCTGCGCCGCTGGATGGGGCAGGTTTCCGGCATGCCGCTGGTACTGCTGGAGGCTGACCGCAGCGACAACGATCGGGGCGCCGCCAAGGCCTACGACTGGGACGAACTCAAGCCGCTGTTCAACGGCGGCACCCTGGGCGTGACCGGCGTGAAGACCGCCGGCAACGAAACCTACGAGCCACCGTTCCGCGGCACCATCGTGATCAGCCAAAACGCCACCGTGGCGGCGAGCGAGGCGATCCTCACCCGTATCGTCAAGCTGCACTTCGTTCGGCCACAGGTCACCAGCCAGAGCCGTGCAGCGGCGGACAACCTCAACCACCTGAGCGCGATGGACGTCAGCCACTTCCTGCTGATGGCCACCCGCGCCGAAGCCAAGGTGCTGGAAACCTTCCGCGCCCAGGTGAAGGTGCACGAGCAGGCCCTGCGCGAGCTGAAAGAGATCCGCATCGAGCGAATCATCAAGAACCACGCCCAGCTGCTGGCCCTGCTCGATGCGCTGCGCCTGGTGGTGCCGCTGACCGACCGCCAGTACGAAGCCACCCAGCGCGAACTGACCGCCATGGCCCTGGTGCGCCAGAGCGCCGTCAACGCCGACCCGAGCGAGGTGGCCGAGTTCTGGGAGGTGTTCGACTACCTGCAGAGCCTCAGCGATGACCCGGTGGTGGACCACAGCAAGAATCCGGACCTGATCGCCATCAACCTCAACGAATTCGCCGAACGCGCCGCCGAGCACAAACAGAAGCTCGCCGACGTCGGCACCTTGCGCAACCTGCTGCCCAACAGCCGCTCGCGCAAATACATCGAGCACAACAAGTCGGTCGACAGCGCCGTGCGCGCCGCCTTCAACCGACGCAACAACAACCTGACCCAGCGCGGCACGACCGTGAAGTGCTGGATTTTCCAGAACCCCGACGCCAAGCGCGGCAACGCTTGAGCGGGCTGTAACACCCAACCAAAACCAAGGAGAAGCACCATGCAAAAGCATTTCAACATCACCAACGCCATGCGCGACAAGGTCGCCGACCAGCTCACCCTTCAGGCGGTAGCCCAGCACGGGCCACGTATCGCTGCCGACCTGGCCGCGCTCAACAAGCAGTTCTGGGCACATCATTGTGCTGCTGTCGAGGCGCTGCCGGGGCTGAGCAAGAAGCACTGGCCGGACCTGATTCTGGCGGGGGCGGTGACGGCTACGGCGAGCTGCACGCCTACCTACATGCAACCGAGAGAGGGCAAGGAACCGTACGAGCAGAAGCTGGTAGCGGTGCGCAAGATCTACAAGGAGGACGCGCGTAACGCATTGGTGGCCAAGGTCCTGGGATCGACTACTTTCCAGGGCGTCAGCCGCTACCTGGAGCGTGAGCGGTACGAGGGGCATTGGATCATCGATTTGCAAAGCCCCACCGGTGGCGTACCGCGCCTGCATTACATGGAGCGCATCACCGACCCCGCCCTGGAATCGCTCGCCCTGCTGATCTGCTCCGACCTCGCTGGCGTGATCGAGGCCGCCGTCGCCTTCCGCGATCAGGCCATGAGCGTGTTGCAGGCCTGCCGCACCTCCCGCCAGGTCGAGGACCTTTTCCCCGAAGCGGCCAAGCTGCTGCCGCAGCCGGCGAAGAACACCAAGGCCCTGGCTCCGACCGAGCTGGCCGCGAGCGTGCGCAACATGCTCGTCCAGGGCGTGCCGCCTGTAGCGGCCCAGGCGTGAGGGCTCGATCGATGAACCACTTCGACGATGACGAACCCAGCCCCAGCCTGCGCGCACGCCTGGCCATGACCGGCTGGATCGGCACCGGCCTGGCTGGCCTGCTGACCGCCGCCAACCACCTGCCGGACCTGTTCCTGGCACTCGCACGCTGAAAACAAGAAGGCCCCGGTGAGCGGCAACTCACCAGGGCCAGACCAACCCCAAGGAGAAGCACCATGCAAGTGAATCAACCGAAGGAAGGCGGGGCAGAGCTTAACCCAGCCAGCCGTTCTAAGCCGGAAATCCGTGAGCGCCCCATTCTGTTCAACGGCGCGATGGTCCGCGCCATCCTGGAAGGTCGCAAGACGGTGACGCGGCGTGCGGTCAAAGGCATGGCTCTAGACTGGCTGGCCGAAGACATGTTCACAGCTGAATACGTCGCCGAGCACTCCGGCTTGTGCCCGTTCGGCGAGCCAGGCGACCGCCTATGGGTGCGCGAGACGTTCGCAGCGCTTAGCGCCGGCGAATACGAGCCGGTGAAGCCTCGATACGGATATGGTCAGGAGATCCGTTTCGCAGCAACCGACCCACTATCCGGCTGCGATGTTGGGGTGCGTGGCTACGCATGGCGTCCCAGCATCCATATGCCGCGCTGGGCCTCTCGCATCCTGCTGGAGATCACAACTGTACGTGTCGAGCGCCTGCAGGACATCACCAAGGACCAGGCCGAAGCCGAGGGCGTACGGGCCTGTGAGCATGACCTCGACCCGGATGGCAATGGCTACTCCGCCACTGAGCTGTTCAGCATCCTCTGGTCATCGCTCTATGGCATCGACAGCTACAACGCCAATCCGTGGGTGTGGGTGGTCGAGTTCAAGCGCGTGGAGGTGGCCAATGCCTAGCCCCACCGAACCCCTACGCCCAACCATGGCCAGCCATCCGCTGCCGCCCAGCACTTGCGACATCTGCGGGCAGAACCGTGCCACGCGCAAGCATCAGCTGTGCAGCCGCATCCGCCAGCGCCGCTGGGCAGCCGAGTGGGCTGCCTACCAGGCCGAAGTCGCCGCCAAAAAAGCCCAGGAGCGCCGCCGCTATGCCCGTTGAAATCCGTACCCGCTACACCGGCATGACCTACGTGGCCACCGTGCGAGGCGAGAAGAAAACCGCCAGCAACACCATGGGCGCCCGCTGGGCCGCCGAAGCCCTGGCCCGCAAGCTGAACCTGGACCCAACCCTGCTGCGCGAAACCCAGCGCGACCTGCTGCGGAGTGGGGTGGAGTTGTTTGTGCATCCTGGGAGCGAATGCAATTTTGGAGGTATGAGGTGATCCATTATCACGGGACCCCATGCAGTGGGCCACGAGAGGAGGCGCATGCGTTCCTTGCTGGCAGACATGCCCTTGTCTCTTACTCTGCACGCGACGATATCAAGACTGTCGCTGCATTCTGCCAATCATTTGTTTTCGACAATGGCGCTTTCAGCGCATGGCGTCGGGGATACGACCTCGATATTCCGGGCTACTTGTCCTGGTGTGAAGAGTGGCATAGGCATCCGGGTTTTGATTGGGCACTTATCCCCGACGTTATCGACGGCGACGAAGCGGCGAACGATCAGCTTGTAGAAAGCTGGCCGAAACACATACGTGGGGTTCCCGTTTGGCATCTCCACGAATCCATTGGCCGGCTCGAGTGGTTGGCCAAGGAGTGGCCGATAGTTGCGTTGGGAAGTTCAGGGCATTGGAAAACACCGGGTACGCGGGAGTGGTGGAAGAGGATGGATCAAGCACTCGCCGCCATCTGCGATGATGACGGTCGACCTGTCTGCAGACTTCATGGACTGAGGATGCTTGATCCAGGAATCTTTTCTGTCCTGCCTTTAGCAAGCGCCGACAGCACAAACGCTGCAGTAAATGGCGGTAGTACCAGTAGGTTCGGTATGTACCCTGCGCCAAGCGCTGCGATGTGCGCAGCAGTAATTGCTGATCGCATCGAGGCGCATAACTCAGCTGCTGTTTGGTCTCCTTTGCGGCAGATCGATATGGAGTTCGAGTTGTATGCCCGTGCCTGAGCAGGACCAGACGCAGCACATGCTCGAATGCGAAGCCCGCACCTGGTTGCGCAACGGCTACGACACGCCGGAGCGCATCGAGGAGCTCACGCTGATGATCGCGAAGAAGCGCGGCCAGGCCAGCGCCGAGCGCCTGGTCGAGGAAATGCGCCGCCAATGGCGCCGCCGTTCGGAGTGGCTGACCTAGAAATCACCATCAACTATTCGAGGCCCGGAAACGGGCCTTTTTCTATGGTTGCTGGCGGTGCGCCTGTACGGTGCCGGCGTCAGCAACGGCGTTGGGGACGCACCACATGGCAGATGGAGTAGAGGTCCGCGGGAAGGCCGTGCGGATCTACTTTCGGTTTGAGGGCAAGCTCTGCAAGGAGCCTTTTCCGGGGGAGCCGACGCCCGGCACGATAGAGCAGGCCACCCGGCAGGCGGCGATCATCCGGCATGAAATAAAGGCTGGCACGTTCGTCTATGCCCGCTGGTTTCCCGATTCAGCCAGGGTGAAGTCAGGGACCTATGCGCATTGGCTCGATCTGTTCCTGGACATCAAGCGCAACGAGCTGGCGCCGTCCGCGATCCGCAGCCATGAGAGCCGGATCAAGAATCACATCCGGCCGCAGTGGGGCGAGCGGCAGGTCGAGAGCATCAGCTATCTGGAAATGCAGGCATGGGTGCAGAAGTTGCTGATGCCGAAGCTGCACAGCAAGACGGTGCGCGAGATCGTCGCGCTGACCCGGCAGGTGTTCCAGCTGTACCGCACCAAGAACCAGGCGGCGTATGACCCGACCGAGGGCATCATCATCCGCCAGCCTGATGCGGAAGACCCCGATCCGTTCACCCGCGAGGAGATCGAGGCCATCCTCGGCGCGGAGTCGCCTGATCGGGCGCAGGAGCTGAACCTCATCAAGTTCATGATCTGGGCGGGGCCGCGTGTGTCGGAAGCGATCGCGCTGGCCTGGGAAGACGTGGACCTCGACACGGGGGAGGTGACGTTCAAGCGGGCGAGGGTGCGCAGTGCCTATAAGGTGACCAAAACCCGCCGCTCGACGCGCAAGCTGCGACTGCTCAAGCCAGCCCTGGAGGCATTGCGCGACCAGAAGGAGCGGACCAAGGATCTGCCGCCGGTGGAGATCTTGGTCACCGACCGCGACAACCGGACCAAGCGCAAGCAGCTGGTGCGCTTCGTCTTCCACAACTCGCACACCAACGCGGCCTACTCGACCTCGGACAATCTGCGCAACGGCTGGTGGCTGCAGCACCTCAAGCGCGCCGGCGTGCGCCACCGTGGCCCGAACCATTGCCGCCACACCTTCGCCAGCCAGATGCTCACCAGCTGCGCGGTACCCATCGACTGGATCGCCGCGCAGATGGGGCATACCTCGACGGAGATGATCCTTCGGCACTACGGGCGCTGGATCAACCAGGACGCCACCGACATGACCAGCATCATCGAGCAACGCCTCGGCCTGTAACCCTCCGATCCCAGCCAAACCGCGCTGCAGGGCCTGTTTTCAGCGGCCTGCAGCGCATCTTCGTTCCCAAATTGTTCCCAAACCGTTCCCAAAACTCTAATCTGCCGCGCCGGAACCAGCATTCATACGTCATCCAGCGGGGCGGGCGGTGATTTCGAATCTCACCTCCTCCGCCATATCGCCAATCGAAGGCCCCGTATTCCGGGGCCTTCGGCGTTTCTGGATGGCGAGAATGGGCGTCTTCAGGTTCCGTCTTCTCCAGCCGAAGAGTGCAACTTGAAAGTACTGTCATGTCGCTATACTTCATTCCCCAGGCAAAGGATTTGTCGCGATGAAGCTCATTAGACAACCCGAGGCGTTAGCGCTCGTACGCGACCACTTCAGCCCGTTGTTATTCGTGGCCAGGATGGATTCCCCTCGAACCATCCAGGCCATGCTCATGGACGAGAGCACCGGGGAATCGCTGGTGCTTACCGGCATACCCTGCGGGCTGTCGCTGAGCAGAGCTCAGGTAGCCGGGTTGATCAGCGCAATCGAACTCGATATCGCCGCGCTGCGGCCGGGGCTGCTGAAGCGAAGGCAGGCCGGCGGCTGA